CTGACTGCAATGCGATTTGAAGCACTATTCGCATAGTCTTCAGCAACGCGTTGTTAGAATCATAAATGCCGATTCTGCCGTACAGCGTATTCCCAGAGAGATACATACTGCTGCCCATGCCGAAGTTATAGCCACTATCGTACTGTCCATAATTCGACATCGACGTTGCCAAAATCGACGCATGATCAATGCCAACAGTAGTTGCACCTGGCAGCTTCACTCGGATCGTCTTCAGGTCGGTACCGGAGGAATTGCGGATTGCGATTCGCCCGTACGTCACACCGTCAACATCATAGTGGTAGCTGGACCCAGTCATGTCACAATCGTACCCACTAGACACGTCCGTGTAGTTCGTTGCGTTGCAATACAAGACTGCTCTGCCCGCTGGCACTGCCGCCTTGTATGTCTCAGTGTCAGCTATATTAAAAGACCGTCTATCAACCGCCGCGTCGTTATGCGGAATACCAATGATTATTTTCCCGTCTCGCTCAACAAACGAGTGATAGTGATCATTGAGATGATACATCTCCTCGCCGCTTGCGTTTTCGACGCTGAACGTGCGTGATGCAATCGAACTGAGTGCATATACAGAGCCGGCAGTGAAGTAATCCGGATATGTTGATGTGCCTCTCTGAATTGCGGCACCGTAAAAATCAGCGTATCCTAAACTCTGCACAACGCCTTCTGAGCACTGTGCCGGCTCGATGGACGCCGGGGTAATACCACCTCCTGAGAACGAACCACCGTATCCATTGACCGCATCGCTTCGGATATTTGCTGCATAAATTTCACCGGTGAATGTGCCGGTGCCGTTTACCGTGATTCCGCTCTGGTCACACTTGAACACTTGCGCTCCGTTGGCATACAGTGTGAATCCATCGGTTGACAGCGACCACGCGAACGAGTTTGTGTTGCCGCCGGTGCCAGACACCTTTGCGCTGATCTGATTTGCCATTACTTCCAGCGCTGCCTGGAATGCCTGATTGGTGACAAAGGATGAGATCCTGTCCGACATGATGGCAAACTGTGCTGCCGTCTCGGCCAGTTTCCGGTTGTAACGCCGGTCGGTATTCATCTCATACTTCATCTCAACCGCAGCCTCTTCCGAGATAGCAGAGCCAATATCGGACAGGAATAACCGATTGAATGTAGTGTTTTGCTCGAACAGGCCGGAGAATACATTGTATGCAGTAATGGCGTCGCCGATCTCTGCTGCCGGATTCATATACGCGCCCTTTGCGCTGTAAGGCTGGTATGTGAACCCGTATACTCGTTTCAGCAGATTGTCTGCAACTGTTTGTCTGTCGCTCGGTTTCACAAGCGGGCAATTGGCAGATAACGTACTCCCAGATCTCGCCAGATCTGCAACGACTTCGACGCTGCCATCGACTGTCGTCTTGGTCACTGTAATCACGTCGCCACTCTTCGGGCTCGTGATGTCTGAAAAATGAACAGTGATGCCGTATGAGCTTGCCAGCTCGCTCGACGTAACATACGAGTTCGATGGCGTCTTCCATTTTCCCTGCTCGGGGGAGAAGGAGAATTCGTAGGTTCCGTTTGCGTATCTGTCATACACAGAGGCATCCGTAACGGAAACGCTTGGGCTGGAAATATAGTTATTGTCGTCCAGATTCAGAACCACACGGTCATACGGTTCAAATCTGTTCGACTTCTGAAAGGACTGCACGTCCTTGCCGATGTATATAAGGTCCGACATTCGATTAACCTCTCACAAGAATTTTCTTTCCGCCAAACGTGATTGGCGATCCGGCGTTTGTTACGAGGTAGAATGTTTCGCCAGGAAGATCCGCAAATGCAACGAATCTCATCAGACCCTCATTTGTCATCATGAAGCTGCCTCCATACATTGCAGCAATGCTTCCGAGGACATCTCGCAGGGAGTATTGTGCCGGGAATTGTACGATGTAGTTTGACTGGCGCAGGAGCTCCAGCGAAGCTGCCTCTGCTGTAACATCCATGAACGACAGGATCTCGTTGACCACCTCCCAGGCATAGGGGTGCGTATCGTCCCATAATAGCTTAGAGGAAGGGTACGGCTGATTCCCGCGGAACATTGCATCAAAAGCAACTATGGTCATCATGTTGGAATCTTCATCAATCATTCGCTGGTAAAAGTAGAAGACGCCTTTCTGAAGCCATCCGGAAGTCATCGAATCGTTGAATACGCGGATATATGGTTTAATCTCAGCTGCCTGTGGAATGCTAACAGTCGGAATGGTAATTTCTGCATCCAGCCTGCCGACAACAGCATTGCCGACTGTTGGGTTCTGCGTCGTGAATAATTGCCGGCTTGTCTTCACGGAGTAAATCTCTCTCTCGCCGTAATCGACATTGTTGATTACCAGTTTTGTTTCGACCGAGTAATCCCCTGCGTTGACGATCGCATCGAAATTTGTAATACCGGAAGTGTCCTGCACAGAATCACCTCTCTATCAGAGGGAACGTGATCCCTGACCAGTACTCCTCGCCATTTGGTCTTTTCATAAGATAGCTTGCCGGCGTATTATTAGAATACATCGTTACGATCCTCGTCCCGTACAATGGGTCGCTGTAGCGGACAGTGACGAACACTGGATAAATGGCATTCATTACCGTGGCGAGATCACTCGCCGATAATGGTTTGCAGGTGATATCAAGCCGGATCTTTGATGCCACTCGACCTCTCTGCATCGTCCCATCCAAAGTGCGTCCGGTGTTTGGCGCTTCGATATCTGAGCGAGTCCACTTGATCCCTTTCTCAGCGATGAATGGAACAATATCCACGCCATTAACAGTTAATATCATTCCGCATCACCTCACAGATTCGCAGAGATTGCATTGAACCTCTGATACTTGGACACAATTCTCGCCAGGACCTCACCGTCTACCTTCCACACGGTGTCTCCGCGGTCATTCGCGCTATATGCCTGCATAACCGCTTCAAAAACACCTTGCCTGATACCATCGACAATCTGGTCATTATTGGCGACGGCTGTCTGCCCGGCCATTGTTCCTACCATCTCAGGACCATTCTCCCGTGCGATAAAGAGCTGGCCTACGTCCGGAAAGCCGCCGGCGGCGAATCCCTGGAGGTATATGCTGCCGTCGTTCTGAATTCGCTGAGCTCGTGCATTATTCGCCTTGAAGAATTCATTTAACTGCTGAACAGCTGTTTTCGCCCAGTTAAAGACGGACTGGATCCACCCGATCAGTGTTTTAATTGGCGAGATAATCATATTGATAAGATCACTCGCAGTCTGAACAATTACGGCTCCGACTTTCCCGAAAAACTGCCTGAAGTTATCCCAGTCCTGTTTCAGCTCTTCGATTCCTTCAGCAAATTTTGCTTTGATTTCATCCCAGTGCTGGTAAATAGTTACCCCGATGGCGATAATTGCAGCTACGCCCAGAGCGATCCAGCCGGCTGGCCCGGACATAGCAGCGAATGCGGCCTTAGCGGCTGTTATACCGAGTTTAAGTGTTTTCCAAGCTGCATCAACAGTCTGAATCGCAGATGTTACGGCCTTAAAGGCAAGAGCTGCTCCGAGGATCGCCGTGATGGCTGTCTGGTTTGGTGTAAGGTTGGTGATGAAGTCTTTCAGCGAAGATTCGCCAGAAAGCAGATCGGAAAGTCCCTGCAGAATCGCAGTCAAATCCTTCAGGTACTGAATGAACAGGTCCCCGGTCCACTGAGCTATGGGGACGAGGAACTGATTGTAAAACCATTCTAATACAGGTTTAGCAGCGTCTAATGTTGCTGCCAGGAACTCAACAACGGCAGCCACCAGATTGATGGCAGCAGGAAGAGCTGCTTCAACAGTCCAATGCGCCAACGGGGTAAGAACATTATCAAACGCCCACCCGAGATATTCTCCAATGACTTCACCGAGATGTTTTGCCGCCGATGAAAGGGTTTCCCACGCCTTCTGGAGTGGTGTGAAGTCCAGGCTTTCCAGCAGGTTCTTTATACGAGTCAGTACCTTCTCCAGCCAGGTAGAAGACTCCGAGGCCTCATCTTCTGCTTCAGCCAGGCCCCCGACCATATCGCCAATCCCGCTGTCTGCTGCGGATCCGCCACCAGACGAATTGTTCTGATCCTGGAGCCTATTCAGTTCATCGAATCCCATCAGGCTCTTTGAGGCTTCTTTTGCAGCCTTTCCGGCACCTTCAGCAGATTCAGCAACATCATTTAGGGCTCCGGATGCCGCACCGGCTCCGGCTGCGACGGCCGTAGTTCCGCCTTTCAGCTTTTTCCCGAAGACATTTGCGATAGCTTGAGCGACGCGATTGGCAAGATTTGCAATCGTGGCCAGCATGGATGCAACTCGATTCAGGAGTGGAAGGAATGTGATCGCGATCGTTGAAACCGCCTGACCGAAACGCTCCTTGATATCCCCGAGGGTATTGCTTAATTGCTGCAGCCTGCCTGTTGGGGTGTTGGCCAGGGCATAGTTCATGCCACCGACGCTGCCCTCAACAATTTCAGCGAGCACCGCAGCTCGCTCGGCCTCCGTGCCATACTTGAGGATCTTCTTTTGCGCTTCGTCGAAGTAGTACCCGTATCGGCTAAGGGCTCCGGTCTGCCCTTCCATTACCTTGCCGAGCATTGTAGCTATGTTGGTTGCTTGTTCAGCGCTTGCCTTATATCCATACTGCTGAGCAACCATATCATTCATGACGGGGATCAGCTTTTTGAGACTGGCCGTCTGTTTCAGATATGTTGCAAGCTCTTGCGCTCCGGCGAGCTGAACCTCATCACCGACCACGCCAAGTGCCTGCTCAGCTGAGGTCAGCTCCTTAATAGCCTTAACCTCCGCCGAGCTTGCGTTCATGGTGTTGCGCATAACCTGGGCGAGCTTTGCCTCTGCTTCAGCCTGAGCGTCATAAGCAGCTTTCGCATCTTTTGCCGCGCTAATTACTGCACCGATGGATAGTGCGATTCCAGCAGCGCCAAGAGCACGCTTCATAACTCCAGCAGCGGAAGAAAATGCGCTGCTCATGCTTTTCATGCTCGCCGATGCTTTCGCGGCTTGCTTTGTAATAGCCGAAAAGTCCGCACCAGCACGGACCATTAAATTAACAGCGCCCATCAGACATCCTCCATCTTTCCTCCGTAAGCCATACATAAAGCTTCTGCCGCCTTAAACATGGCCTGATCAGTCATCGCCGTCTTAGTTTTTATAAACATCTGCTCATATTTTGGCATATGCTTCGCCCCGACAGCGACGCGCACCGCGCAGGCAAGGTTATATATATTCCGGAGTCCGGTCTCTCTTTCTTCGTCCCGTCTCTGTAAATAACCATCCGCATATATGTAAAATTCCGCAGGAGTCATCTCATCGAATTCTGCGGGTTTCAGGCCAATTCTGGCCGCAAGCGTCAGAAGACGATTCCAGTCAAAAGACTGTTTTACACCGCCTTCGCCTCTGTAGGGTTTTCAATTCCAGTTTCAAATGCAGCCTGGATAGCTTGAGCGCCCTTCTCCATAAGCACACCGATCGGGACCATATCGAGGAGGTCATCACATTGAGCCTCGGTAAGATCAGGCTCCTCTCTGCGGAGCATTTCGGAAATGAGGTCAGTCATTAACTCGTAATTCATGCCCCCGCTTTCCATATCCTCCATACTGAGATTTCTGCGCTTCAGGAAGCGCTTCATAGTCTTATGCGTAAGCTTCAGCTCGCGCGGCCGGTCCAGGTCTAAAATAACGACATTGTTGTTTTCCATTGTTATCTCCAGTTCCCAAGGGAGGCTTTAAGCCTCCCTGTCTTATGGCGTAATCGCCTCGAGCGTGGCCTGATTCGTGACAATCACGGTGCACTCGAAAGTAATGGCGTCTCCGATGTCAGCGCTGGTGCTGAAGCCAGCCACGTAACCCTGGAATGACCACTTCTTTCCGATTGCTGCCGGGAACTCGATCTCGAACGCACTCTGCGCCTGCGAATTGAGCAGAGTGTACATCTGAGTCTGGCCCTCGTCCGCCCCGTCGAGGAATCCGGAAAGGCTTACATCACCGACTTCTTTGAATCCCGGGAGTTTCTCGCGGTATCCAGTGGCGTTTGCAAGGTCAGTGACATCGATAGTCTCTGCAGAGATCTCAATGCCACCAATCGATGTAAGCCCGCCCACAACTTTAGCATCAGCTCCGGTACCGACTTTAAACTTGGTTCCGACCGAATTGGATTTGCTCATATTTTACCCTCCTGTGTATTCAGGTTGTGCCCAGAATGGGCACATTATATTTCTTGGTAGTTTACCGATATCCGGTAGACTTTTCTGTATAGTCCGACCTCTTTCTCCGTGATGAGTGGAGACGACTGCCGGATGAGGATGCGCTCATAAAGGACACCGTCCAATATTTCTCCCTGCAAGGAAAGAATCGCCTTCTTTGCAGCTCTTGTTATAGGCTCAAGCGTTTCCAGCTTACGGGCGCAGAAATGAAGCTCAAAAGCGGCATTCTGAAGTTCTGTATATCCGGAAAGGTCCTCTTCCGCATCTTCCTCATCCTGCAGCCAGAATGCAAAGGGGGGCGCTGCATTTTTCAACGCCTCAGCATGGAAAACACTTCCAGAAAGAGATTCAACTGTTTCAACAGCATTTTTTATGGGATCAAACAGCATAATCAGATCCTCCAAGCCTTATCAAGCTCTGTATTAAGCACCTGCTTCATAACAGCACGAGCTTTCGCATCTGCATGATCACGCGCCTTCTTCATAAAGTGTTGACCTTCGACTTTTCTGGATGGGAGTCTGTAAGCTTCCCTGGTTTTCTGGGCATACTGATTGCTCCCGCGAATATGTTTCTGGTAAGTGTAGCCGCCGCCGGGTGCTTTCGTCAGGAATCCGTACTCGACAGAAAAGGGATAATAGCCTTTACTGTTTTTGCCCCCATATAAGCCAGGGCGAATAATTGGTTTCTGGAAGATGCTGTTCTTGGCCCGGTCCAGCTTGTAATCATAGACATGCTTTCCCTTCAGCCTGGAACGTTCCTTTCTTTTTATGAAACCATTGCGCAGCTCCCCAGTCTTTCCAACGGGTGCCTCGATTCTCACCTGTTTGCCGACGACATTCGAGCCCTTCTGCGCAGCCTTTTTCGCTGCGTTGTCTGCCGTTTTATCTCCGAAGGTCCTGCATGTCCGCTCGAACTTCCGGATATCTCGGTAGTCAAAAGTTATGGCCGGCATTACGGAACCAGCTCCTTTGCCATAATAAGATAGCTTTCATGGCGCATTTCCCAGTCAATAACACTGACTATTTCTAAGGTTCTCCCGTGATAGACGAGTCTCTGCTCTGTCGTTAATCCCGGGAAAAACCTGCAGCGGACCTTGTGCGTGACCTGGCTCTGACTCTGATCAGCTTCATAGAACTCTCTCCCTGAGACGGGATCTATGGCTGCCCATATTGTCCGCACCGTCTGCCAATTGTCCTCGACATCGTCTCGAACATCTCCGTGATCATCAACATTCCGGTTGTAAACCTGAACATTAACCAGGTGCCTCATTTTACCAGGGTCAATCATTCGGATGCCTCCCCCACAGCTGTCGCAACGACAGCGTCCATCTTCAGTTGGTTAATCACTGCCCTTAACGCCTGAGGATGTGCGGATTGGGCATCGAGGTCATCGCGATGGTCATAATAGTGCAGCGTGAGGGCGTTTACTGCCAATGAATAGCGGCTGCTCCACTCAGGGGGCTCAGAAACACCGGCCCCCTCGAGGTATTCGACTGCCATTCCCATCAGCTCAATAATGGTTTCGTCATCACACTCATCGAGCTTTGCGTATCGCCGGCATGATTCGAGCCGGTCCTGAGTTATTGCTACCATAGATCAGCTCCGAATTGCGTCTGCTGGAACCCAGCCCTGGACATTTCCGAAGAGCACCTCGATCCAGTCGCCATCGTCCTTAGCAATCAGCAGGTATGTGCCCGCATTAACAACGCTGACAGGGTACCCGGAATCGCCGGGAACAGTCATGATCGCGACAGTACGGGCAGCAAGAGCACCGGCAGGCTCTTTCTTTTTCTTTGCCATAGTGGTTCCTCCTCGGTTTTAGGATTATCAGGCAGCGTTAAACGCTGCCTGGTTTATCAGACCTGGCCGACAACAAAGCCCTTATCGACAACGACGTTGCCGCCGACAACAGCATCGCCGAGGATCGTGAACATACGCTCGACTGCCTTGACAGACTCGTCAACACGAACCGTGTAATCGCCGAAGAGTCCGAGGAGGTAGTTCATCGGATCACCGTAGACGCATGCGCCGGTACCGCCTTCAATCGCGGTCAGGTTCGGATCCAGGAGATAAGGCACGAGCATTCCGCCATCGCTAAGGATACCGCGGTTTGCTGCTCCGGCATCCGGAGTGACGGAGAAGAGACGCCCTTTCTCATTGGTGCCGCGGAGCTTGCCCCATGCCTTAAGGTCAGCCTTATTGCAGAAGAGCCGTGCAGCAGGGCCTGCTTCGTAACCGTTGCCATACGCGAAATACAGATCGTTGAGGAAGTTCTCATCGATCTTGCCGACCGCGCCGGACTTCGGGGCGGCAATAGTCTGGATAATAGAGGTGCCGGCTTTGTTTGTGCCGTTGATCATGCCATACATGACATGGGTGGCTTCTGCATCACCAAGCAGAATCAGAGCTGCGATTTTGTTGCGCAGAGCACGCATTGCCATCGCCTGGATCTTCTCCATGTAGGCCACAGGGCTCAGGCGAGCGATGTTTCTGTCAACGAAAGATGTGACAGTCACTTCATACGGCTTAATCTGGGCAACGCCGAGAGTCGGATCCGTGGCCTGGCGAGCTGTTCCGCCGACAGTCGCCGGGACGCCGACTGCGGGAGTCTGGTCAGCGATGGCATAGGGCTCCTCCCAGCCACCGAGGCCGGTCATATCCTGCACAGATACGAGATCCAGCAGAGTCGTCTGACCAAGACCATCACGCACTTCAGTGCCTGCGCCGGTAGGCTGTGCGATAGCTCCGGAGACGATAATGCTGTTCTTCAGTCCGCGCATAAGCTCTGCAGCGGAGAACTTAACCTCATGGCCAGAACGGAGCTGGGCAGCTCTCTCTTCTGCCATGTCGCGGGCTTCCGCAGCAGTCGGTGCCGGAGCAACTACATTGCGCTCCTGCTCGGCAAGCAGAGCCTGAACATTGTCAATCTCTGCGTTGAGGTTTCTAACCTCGTCCATCCGGTTCCGGTACTCTTCCTGGTTATCTGCCAGAAGAGCGTCCTGGGCGGCGGTCAGTTTCCCCTCTCTCTGAGAGGTGAGGTCGATCAGTTTTCTTTTAAGCATTTCTGTTTCCTCCTGTTAGTATTTGGAAAAACTAAAATTTATATCATCGGCCGGTGCCGCCGCTGATATCATTGGTTGATGCCGCCCTTGCCGGCGGCGCGTTCCTGGCTCAGCCGCTTCCAGTCAGAGAGCGGCACATAGTTCAGGCTGGCGGAGTATTCGTCGCCGCCTTCGATATCCGGAAGATCTTCCAGGGCCCGGATATCGTTTGGGCTGAAAGCTGAAATCTCTCGCATGTTCCGGTACCAGGTCGAACGACTTCCGGTGTCGCCCTTCAACTCGGCCAGCATGTTGATCTTGATCTCCAGCCCCTTCTCGATCTCACTCATGGTCAGGAGCTTATAGGTGAGCTCCTGTTCATACTGTGTAACGATCGGGTGCAGCGTACCGACGACATACTCGACTGCATTCTGTTCATTAGAGCTGTAGCTCTGTTTCCCGGCCTGAAGCTTATACAGCGGCACGCCGAAGAACCGGGCAATATCCTGGACGCTGAGCTCTGACTGTTCCACAAACTGTGCGTCTCTGTTGTTGATACTGATCGGGGTATATTTCAGCCCCAGATCAAGAACCGCGACAGATCCTGCATTATTGGGCCCGCCATATCGTTTGTTCCACTCGTCGCGGATCACGTCCTTTTTGCTTTTTGTTACCGGCTTCCCGTTTTCAACAGTGTTGACAGTACCGCCGAGGTCCGTGTCCGTAGAGAGCAGCCCCACAGGCTGTCCCCCATTTGCATAGTAGCTCAGGCTATACTGTTGCGCCGCCTTTCCGGTTCCAATCACTTCCGCCGCTCGCTCCAGGACGCTGACACCTTTCCATCCGTTATAGGTGTACCCAATGAGGTGCAGCATATCGGACGGCATCGCCTGCCTCACAGTTCTGCCTGTGAACGGGTGCCTGAAGTCATAACGAGGGGTCCCTGTCTTCTCGTCGAGATAAACATTGACTTCTCCGGATGGGATCGGTATGAGGGCCACTGGTCTTCCGGACTGTCTGTCCCGCTGGATCCAGGCGTATCCGTTACCGCCGCACAAGCGATTGCCTTCCACCATCTGCATAAATACCTTAGGTGTCTGAACTTCGTTCGGGCGCAGCTGCAGAAGACTAAGCAGCGGATGAGATCCGACGCGTTTTTTGGTGTTTTTGTCGATAATGTAGATCGGGAGCTTTCCCATGCTATCGCAAAGCACTTCCACGCACCGGCTAACAGTGGAGAGCTTCATGGCTGCCTTCTGCTCAGATGTCAAGTACTCAGACGCCGAGGCGCCGGCGATAACGCCGGATCCAATGGTGATAGTGTTCTTCGCATCAGGCCTGCCAGATTTGCCGCCCAGAATGGATCTGAGCCCACTTTCAAGCTTACCCATGTTCTTACTCCTCCCTGTCGCCCAAAGCCAGCACGACGCCGCACAGGCTCAGAATCAGCCCTGCGGTGATGATTGCGGCCGGTTGGTAAATCAGCCAAATGCCCGCGCACAGCGTTAAAGATCCGATTAGGATCAGGGCAACACTCATGACCGGTACCTCTGACGCTCAATATCAAGCCAGGCCTGCGCCTGCCAGCCCGGAGTTGATGGGTCAACGTCTTCCACAGCGCCGAGTGCAGAAGTGGAATTCCAACTCTCGAAAGCCAGCAGGGCGTTTGCATCAGTGTCAAGCACTGGATGCTTCGGATCCTGCAGGAAATATCCTTTTTTCACCCCTGCCTCATACCGTGCCATAAGATCCTCGAAGCTCTGGCCCAGACCGTCCTGCAGGCTGTTGACGACTTTACCGGCCATCTCTCCGATGCTGAAACCGGTGAGCACCAGCTCCTCACCGTCGCCCAGAATTCCGTCCACAAGACCGAGATCCATTGCCTGCTGGGCAGGCATCCAGGTGCTTTTCTCCATTGCCTTACGCAGCTGCTCCCGGCTGGCCTTGCCACCGCTCTTTATCATGTAACCGTTGAGAATGGAATCTTCCAGGCTTTTCAGCACATCGATGCTCTCACGATGATCATTTCTGTTCCCGCTGGTCGTTGTCATCGGGAGATGAATCATCACCTGCGCAACAGGACTGCAAAGGACAGTATCACAAGCCACCATGATAGTGGTCGCAGCGCTGGCAGCCAGGGCGATAACATGCGCTTCAACGTGCCACCCCTGTGCCTCAAGCTTCCGGATCTCGCTATAAATCTCGAATCCGGAAATCACATAACCACCGGGGCTGTTGATCTCGACTATCAGCTCGCGATCATCCGGATCGGCCAGATCCAAAGCCTCGGCAAACTTCGCTGGCGAAAAATACTCCTCGGCGAAAAAGTCATAAATCCACGCATAGTCGTTCGGGATAATCTCGCCGCTTACTCTGATTCTCATTTTTCCTCCTATAGTGTCCATGTGCCGGCATCGATCTGGTCCGCCAGCGTCGGGTTATCTCTTCTTACGAGGGCTCTGGCCAAGGCATTCATTGTTGCAGCAACGGGGTCGATTCGTTCAGTGTCATTCCGGTGTTTCTTGCTGAGCTTAAGATCCCCATAGTTATTAACAATTTCGACTGCGTTTCCCAGGCACCAGATCATCAGGGGATTCTCTTCCAGGATGATCTTCCCGGAGAGCAGCAACTCCCGGAATCCTTTAACGGCAAGATTCTGCCCTGCGCAAGTCTGGGAGATCTCAACACAGAAATTCTCGTCATTTCGTTCCTGGCACATTTTGATAGCCAGATCTGTGGCATTGTGCCCATCGTAATCGACCTCCAGCACTTTCCAACCGTGGTCCCGTTCCCCCTCGGAGATCCAGTTGTCTATGTAGCTGTTATCTGTTACATCTCCCGGAGTGAGAGTACACGCGCCCCGTTTAGCCCATTCGATATAGGGCACCCGGTCCGAGTGTTCGTGGCGCTGCGCCTGATTCTCCGGCATAAAGCCGTGCATCCGTATTGCAACCCGGCCATCCGGGAGGAGGAAAACTGCACCTACGCCACTAAGGTCTATCCTCTTGCCAAGGTCGAACCCGCACCAGCATGAAAGGCCATCCGTCAAAGCTGCGAAGATCTCCGGCTTCACCTGGGCCTGCTTAGCCAGGGCCATGCAATTCTCGTCCATGTATCGATTCACGCTGCCGGCCTGCCACTGGCACATCCGTCGCGTGAGAAACATCCGGATCTTGTTTGGATCCTTACTGTTATATGCTTCGTTATATTCGGACTCGATTTCTCGAAGCAGATATTTGCTGTACTCGTTTGGATACCGCAGGCACGGATTCGCCCATGCCCACTTTTCCCGATCATGAACATTCTCCCCTACCGGCAGCTCCCTGATCATGACAAAATAAGTATCATCTGTGACGCTGCCATCAAGCACCAGCCTGGCATATTCCTCTTCCTGATAGCATGGCTTGCTTTCAGCATCATCGCCGGCTGTTGTTATTACGTCCAGGAGAGTCTGCGGGCGTTTACCGAAGGAGTTCTTGCCAATGTCGTAAATCATCGAAGTCGGATGCGCATGATACTCATCGACGACAAAATAAGACGGAGCGCCCGAGTCCTTATTCTTGGTGTCTTTACTCAGGGCACGCATGAAGCCTCCCCGCGTTCGGTGCACAACCGGGTTGCTCCGCGGAATGATTAACCGCTTGGCAATCAGGGGCGACGCCTCAGCGATTTTCTTCGCATCGCCGAAAACGCGCATTGCCTGTCCACGGTCAACTGCTGCGCACTCCACTTCCGGCTCGTTCTCAAACTTCGCCAGCTCCGGATGATATGGTGGATACAGCGCATCCGCGCACATGTGATAAAGGCACTGGCCGGACTTTTCGGTGCTTTTGAAGTTTCCCCTGGCCCGCTTGTTGTAGGTCCGGAGGAATCTTCTGGTTCCGTCGTCCTTATGCACCCAGCCGTAGGTGCAGCCCAGGTCGAATATCTGCCAGGGTTGCAGCCGGATCGGCTGCCCGGCTTCCACGCCTCTCACCTGATTGCAGTACCCATACCACTCGATGATTTTGTCTGCTCTGGTCTCGTCGAAGACATATGGCCAGTGCGGATCCTTCGACCTCTTCAGGTCATCCAGGTGCCGCTGGCAGGCCTGGATCTCCGCCGGGCAGCAGAATCGGTGAAGCTTTCCCTGGGTAACACTCTTCGCATACTGTGCAACAGGATGATGGAGTCCGGATCGCTGGCGGGATTTAGTCGCCAAACATATCCGCCTCCTCCGGTGTAATGCCTCCAGTGTCCACAGTCTGCGGGAGAACGATATTTGCCCTGGCGGATACTGTAAGCCCGAGCTCTCTTGCGCAGCTCCTGCACTGCTTAAAGAACCGGTCCTGAATCATGCTCCACTCTTTTGTGGTTTCAAGGTTTCCATCCCCGAGGGCCTTGTTCACCATTTCAGTCGCTGACACATAGTGCTGCTTTGCGACCAAATACTGTCCGAGGACATCGCCATCGACTGAGCTAAGCACGCCCATTTTCACAAGAACAGGCGCGAGCTTGTTGAACTCACGTACCAGGGCCCGGTCAAGATAGGCAGGAGGATTCACTTTCTCCGTTTTGGGCGCTTGGACCTCCCGGCTTTCCCGATCAGCGAGCTCGGCCTTCGTGTAGTGCCGGCTCCCATCGGATTTCAAAACTGCCACAGGCTTCTTTTTTGCTGGCATTCTGGTCACCTCACAATTTGCAGAGTGTGCCCAGTCTGGGCACCTCGCTGCTTTCCGCGTTTGAAATATGATCGGGGAATTTTTCTCGCATTTGAG